CCAAGACCTAAGAGCCCACCTATCGCCCCCATTAGATATCCTTTCTGAAGACGACTAATCCGCCGTCGATATGCGATAACGTCATTCCGTATCGCAATAAAACGTTCACACTGTCGGTAGAGTTGCGGGCAGCGGGTACTACGGTCCCAATCATTTTCTTACAACCGCGCGCCTTTGCTAAGGCAATAATTTCATCCGCCATTAGAGAGGCTTCCTTGGATTTTCGGAATTCTGGTAGGACGTAAATATCGACGATATAAACAGTATCGTCGCTAATGTAGCGATAAGTAGCAAATCCCTTATCAGTGAAGACAATCTCGTCCCCATGGTGTTCCTTTAAGTATTGGGCATAGAGTTTCATGCCGTGCCACCACCAATCGACTGACGAGCCGGCATTGGACGGAACGATTTCTTGCTAGCGAAGGTTAGTTTTATGCCGGATAGGGATAGACCTTGGCCGGCGGGAACGCCGAAGGTTGGATCATAAATTTCTTGTAAACTAAGTTGAATCGACTGGCAGCGCTGCTTAGTCAAAAAGACGCGCCATTGCTCGACTGCATCGGGACCACCAAAGGGAGAGCCCTGGCCAAACGGATCCGCCGAATCCGTCCCATCCCCTGGATTAGGATTTGGTCCACCAAACACTTGCGAGAAATTTATCGGCGAGATAAGCGACGTTTGTGTAGGCGACGGATTAAAATTGTACGCCACCGAAATCTGCAATTTATGTGGCGTAAGATACTGCCCAAGCAAGTAAAACCAATATGCTCTCTGATAACCTTGAATCCCAGAGAGGCTAAACCAACTTGTCGTAAACGACATAAGAACCGGGTTACTACCGTCTTGATAGAACCCCGGACTTTCTTGGTACACTTCACCGAATCGATTTAAGAACGTATGAAGCCCTTGATAGACGCAAGAGCTAATCGCAGGCACCCCGGTAAAGGTCCCCCACTGGCTATAGTAATAATCAAACATCAACGTTTCACCGGTGCTTATGGTGAACCGAATTTGGTTGGTGCCAGGCGCATTAATAGCGCTCGTCGTAACCGAGGAATTAAATCCTTCTACCGGTGCCCCGATATAAGACGTGGAGAGGTCTCGCCCTAAGAGCCAACGCCCCTTATTCCCGCTATCAAACATAAGGCCAGCGGGTTGGAAGGCTATCGATTGTTGGTTGCGGCAACCAACAGTTGCCGTAATGAATATGGGTTGTGAGTACTGACCATTGGCGCCGGTATTATCGGGTCCTGTGCCGTTGATGTAATAAATCGCGTTCTCTTTAAAGATAATAAGCTTATCGTCCATGGGGGCGAGGGCTGTAATCGGCCCCGTACTTCCTTGCGCGCCTTGGGTTGGAGCAACGTAAAAGGTAAGTAGGTCGCTCATTTCGACGGGCGTTGCTTCGATTACTTGTTTTGAGAACCAAAGTAAGTTCCGGTCTTCCGCATCCACTAGCCACAATCTATCGTCGAATAACGTAAGAACGTTACTAGCGGGTGCGTTTACATCTTCCACTACGCCACCGGTAGTGTAGAGAATGCTATTACCTAGGATAGTTGCATCGGTGTTCTTATCGTTAAAGACGATTTGGTCGGTAGTTAGATCATTCAATGTCGCTGTCGAAATGGACGTAGTCTGATAATAGACCGGTTGTGCGACGGACCAGCGGTAAATAACAATCTTAACCGGGTTTGCAATCTTATAGGTCAATCGCAACGTCGGAACATGTACGTCTACCGACGTATCGGATGTCAGTGTTACCGTAACCGGAATAGATGGGGCAGACTTATGCGCATTCCCTTGGTTATCCGTCCATTCGTACGTTACTTGGTAGAAGTATTGTTGGGCCGTCATGCTGCCAGACGTTCCAGAGCCCGCGACTTCCACGCTATCGGGATAGAGAAAGAAATTCTGCTCTACCGGTAGATACGCATCGTACATCCATAAGAAACCGCCCGAGATATTGAGCGTGCTTGCGATTTCAGCGGTATCAATATTCTGGGTACCAATCGTAAACGTGCCAAGATTAATTCCGGTTTGGGAGTAAACGCCTGCCGTTTGGGTTCCCGACGGTGGATTGGTTGCTTTATTAACCGACGTGATTAGGTCTTTATAGCGGTAGGCGACTTGGGCGATGTTAGAGCTAGTAACCGTTACTCCTGGTAGCCCAAGCGTTAGGTATCCGCCCCCATTTTGATAGGCAAGCTTACCCGATACAATGGGAGCCGTTTGTACACTCGCCGAACCATTAATAAGGAAATACGTCGGCTGGTAAGGGCTTTGATAAGCCGCGAGAAAGTAAATCAATTCATCTACAATGAAGGCTTTCGAGGCAAGGCCTACGCTACGAACCACGGTATAGGGCGTTCCCACCGCTCCACTTGCTGAAACAGTTACCCCTTCGATGTAATGGGTGGGTATTGCCGAATCATAACTATAGTTATTTGAGACCTCTTCAAAGACTAGGACGGATCCTTTTTGCGCGGCGGAGGCTAGATTTAAAATAGTGCCCGAGGAAATGATTTGTTGCGGGTTAAAGATAACGTTTAGGTTCTGATCTACACTCGCCGTAAACCCGGTAGTCGACGGTAAATCGTAAAAGCTGATATAGATTTGTGGCGATGAAGGATTAGTTAAGTCGGCCGCCATCGTAACCATTGTCGCAATAGAGCCTGCAAACGTTCGGGGGGATACGGGGGCACCTAGGCCGCTAGAGATATAGGTAACCTTGATTGCTTGGCCGCCCGAAGTGGTGTTGTAAGCGATATAAAGGTTTTCATTAATGACGATACCGTCCCACGAAACGGTGGTCTTTGGAACGTAGCTTGCCGCGATATCGGCGTTGATCGTGATATTAGTCGGATCAATCGTCGAAATAGCGACGTATTGAAGATGATTTGTTGCGGTGATTAGGTTTGTGAAAACGATAACAAATCGGTTACCAAGTAGAAATACCCGTGGCCCCGATACCGTTCCCGACGTAACCGGAATGGGAGATGGGGCAACAATGTTTTGGCCGGTCACCGAGTTTGCGATGGCGTAACGGTAATCAGTAGTCGCCCCATTCACTTCGGTATAGACCGTGCACACAAGGCCATTAGGCGCAACCACTGCGTCGCATTGGGTTTGATTGATATTATTTCGGATTAGGGGAAGGGTATCGACTTCCATTGGCTGAATAGAGCCTTTAGAAACCCACGTCTTATCCGATTGATTGTAGGCATAGATACTATCGCCAATAGCGGTCAGGTTGTCATTTATCGTCGTAAGATAGGTAGACGAAGTATTGGGTAGGTTGGTTAGTTGCTGATATCCGTTTCTTTTGGTGAGGCGTTTTCCAGTCGTAAAGACGCTATTCTCTAGCAAGAGAAATGTATTCGGATCCGTTTGCCAGGGGTCCGTCTTTGTGTCCAGACCTTGGGCAAAATTTATGTCCAAGCTTTGTTTAGTAAGCATTTTTTAACCGACACAATTGCTTCACATTTCCGTGCTACTCTTGAATCCTCGCTATGATTCAAGAGGTACTTATGCGCTACGTAATATTTGTCTTCTTTGTTGCGTTCATCCTATCCGTTACTGGTTGCGGCAAACTCCAAAGCAATGAACTCGTTCTTTCCCAACCCTCTCCCGCCGAATTATTTCAACCCAATTGTGCGGCCGGTCTTTCTGCTAGCTGCACGAATGGTGATTCTTGTACTTGCATAAAGTTGGGTGGTTGGGGGCATTAAAGTTCGTAGGCCGCTATCACACATTGGCTAATCACTGCGGTACTTGTCGCAGCGTTAACCGAATATTGCATTTTGTACGTGTGTGTTGCGGCGGTGGCACCAGCGTCCAGAAAATAAAGCGATGCCGGCACCACAATCACCGTGTTTGCTATATGCGGTGGAGCTAATTGCCATACCGCTATCACGGTTGAATCTCTTACTAACTGAAGAAATAGAAATGCGGTGGTAATGGTGTTGTTGTTTACGTCGAAAAAACCAGACGAAGATCCGCCGTCTGGTTGAACCGAAATAATTACTGGTCTACCTGTGGTGGTAATAGTTACCGACATATTTGTTATGTCAGTTGGAGAGGTAGCTTGCCCACCAAAGAACCCGCAACTAGCGCTAACTTGTTGCCCAACCGCCGCTTGATTGGCGCGCGTGATGCCATTAGCAACCGGAATAGAACCTGCTGCAAGGTTCCCGCTATTATCTAGAGTTACAAAACTTTGAGCGCCCGGTAGTCCGGTAGGCAATACCAAAGGGTAATTTGCGGCTAGTGCATTGGGCGCACTTAAGGTAATCGCGTTAGAGCTAGCGGTAGTATTTCGTATTAAGACCGAACCGCCATCGATGTTAGCTGCGGTATTGGTTGCCGATTGGAAAACGAAGGTACCGGCCGCGTAGTTAGCGGAAGCGGTACCAGAGGGTAATCCACCGATGGTTCCCGAAGAGCCATTTACGGTGTGTCCATTTGTGATTTGTACCGCAAATCCGTCGCTACCGGCATTGAAGTAAAGATTGCCGCCTGCCATATAGACGGCGCCTAGGAAACTAGAAGAGAGAGAAGAGCCTTGGTCTTGATAGCTCGTTGTCTTTAGAGAGATAGCGCTATTGTTATTAAAACTAAGGCTCGAACTAATGTTGATGCCGGACGGTTGTATTTGTACGCCCTGTCCGGGAGAGTGATTATGTTGATCGATATTGGCATAGAGGCAAGTGTAAATCGATTGCGCCCAAAGCGGTCCCGGTGCCACGCTTGGCACCGGGACGGTAAGGGTCATGTTCGGACTTGTAACCGTGTCAGCCATTAGTACACCCAGATAGAAAAGGTACCGGTTGAACTGCAATCCAGAGTAAGAGTGAGAGAATTAAAATCCCCTCGTCTAAAAAGATTTAGGCCGGAATTGGTTTGATCGGTCACAATCCAACCTTGTTGTTTTCTGCCAAGTTTATGATCGATAACGAGAAGACCAACCTTTGCCACAATGTCATTGATTTGGTTTCCGTCGAGAATGGGGAGGGATAGGATTGGGTCTAAAATACTCTTCCATTTTGTGGAGAGTAACGAAAGGTCCCTAAGGTTAGTTTGTTGTAACGGTAACTGCATTACCATCCACCGCCTTGAGCGCCACCGTCAGAACCAAACCCAGTTCCGCCATAAGCTGGATCAATCCGTGTTTCCGAAATCGTATCGGGAATTCCCGCATCTTGATTCTGGGAGGCTTGCTCGATTCGAGATTTTAAGAACGCAATCTCGGTATCTAGCTTAGATGTGTCGCTGCCCTCTTCTTTATCAAGTGCGTACTTCGCAGCCCTAACGATGGGATAACGAAGCCAACCCGAGAAACCAATCGTAGTAAGGTCGGTATCTGCTAAGAGTGCTGGTAGGCGTGGGGCATACCACATTCTAATTTGTTGATTCCCTGCTGGCGTCGGGATGATGTTTAGAAACCGTCCCATCAACCGATAGCGCATATTGTAAACGCCATAAATAGTTGAAGTGGAGTTGGGATAAACGTACTGGTTTCGTTTAATGAAATTATATTTCTCGAGGGTGACCCAAGCGTTGTTGCTGGTGTTTATTCCCAGATCCATCCCAATAAGTTTATAGAAAGCCTTAGCAGGCGCGCCTGTTGCATTTGGAAACACGCCACCCAAGTAATTCGTTACGCCATCGGGAAGTGGATATCGTTGGTCCGTGCCATTGGTATTAATGAATACGAATTGGTCGGAGAATAGGTCTTCATACGAATCGATAAGAAGGTCATAAAGCTCGTACATCGCAAGCCGCAGAAACGCATTCCATTCGCTTGTTACAACAAAGTCTGAACCCACGCGGTCGGCAGTTTGTTGGGACCTTAAACGTAATTCATAAAGCGATAGTTCTGACGGAGGCGCTGCAATCATCGCGGTTGGCGATGAATAAGGACCAGTTCCCGAACTATTGATGCCAGCTACTTGGTAATAGAATTTTATTCCGATGCCAGGGAGGGTATCGATGTATTGGGTTACTTGGCTTAGTGTAACTAGGTTTGTGAAGTTAACGCCGTCAGTGGATCTCTGTACCTGATAGCCGGTAGCGCTTAGAGAGGCTTGCCATGAGATAAGTATATTGCCATCCGCTTGTTCGGACACCAAATTCTGCGGCTGGAATGGGACAGTGGTCGCCATAAACTCCTAGATGGGCGGGCGGGGCATTCGCATTACGCTCCATTAGTCCCGTGGCTACGGGCACCCGCGATAGGATCAGATTCCGTCAACCGTGACCGAAGAACCATCGAAGTAGAACGTCATACCAACCACCGAACCAGCGGCCGGCGCTGTGGGCGCTAGCACTCCAGTCGAAGTGAAAATAGGCGCGCTAATCGTTCCGGCCGGTGTTCCAGCACTAGATGCAACCACGCCACCGTCGGTACCAGAATTGGCACCTACGTACGTTGCATTGGTCGCCTCTTGTTTACCGATAAGAGGACCTGCATAGTTTGCAAGAACGTTGGTAGTAGCCGCCGCTTGACCACCGATTACCGTGAAGTCATGGGTATGTGTTCCCAAAGCAGAGCCGGTGAAAGTAGGCGCCGCAATCGTTCCAGTTCCCGTGAAGCCTAGGAATTGAATGGTTACGTAGGCACCGCCGTTGGAAGCGATGTTCGAGTTGGCGATAGAGGTATTCGGATCCCCCACCACTTCCATCGAAGCAATTCCAGATACCCCAGGAATACCAACTTTACCCGTATGGGAACCACCGGTACCCGTAGCAATTGCGATAAAGGTTTGACCAACCGTTGGCGTAAGACCGGGTTGCAAACCAATCGTCTGCCATTCGGCAAGAGTAGTCGTTCCCAGAACCGTAATCACATAGGCTTGGCCTAATGTCAGACCGGAATTGGTGCTAGTGGTCGCCGCCGTAATCGGACTTACGAATCCAGAGAATCCACCTAAGTAATAATTGAAATTGTTTTTGAACTGAACAACCGCAAACCCAGAAAGCGGATTCGGGTTTAAGGCACCATCGTTACTACCGGGGGTAGACGATGTGTGCATAAAAACGTTTCGAATGTAGCCATTACTCTTTAGAGAGCGAAGACCCAAGCCATTGCCATTGGTTGCGTCGACAATGAAATTGCAGTGGACTACGCGGGGACCACAAACGTTGGTGTAGTAGGACTTACCGTTGATACCAAAACCGCGCGCGACGGACATAAGGTTGTCTCCTTAAATAGCCAGCGATGTCTCTTGGGGTAGCGCTAGCCCACTTGCCCCACAGTACGCGCCTAATGAAAATTAAAGCGCCTCGTAATGGTCAAGAATGGCGGATTTGTGGTAATAAAGAAGCGCTGCGGCGTCTCCATTCGCGATGGAGCACATAGGACCTAGCGCGTGTCCAGGCCCAACACTAGGTTACGACTCTGGCGGTAGGATCGGTTTCGCGGACTGCAACCTACCCGCAGCATTTTTAAGGGTTATAGCCAATTAAGGGTATAGCCTTAAAAGACAGCGTCAAAAATCAGGAGATAGCCTTAAAAATGAAAAACCCCCTGGCTTCCCAAGGGGTCTTCCATTCGTTTTACTCTAGGAGACTTAGGCGCTTAGCGTTACCTGCATATTATAGCCAGGCGCGCTATTAATCAGGTTGCCGTAGTAAGCGATGCGAATTTCCAAAGCATCCGCATTTCCTACCCGCAGGCCTTCCAGACCTTCCATGCCATAGGTCAGGATATGCGGCGCTTTTCCAAGCGTTCGCAGTTTCCAGGTATCAGTCGTGAGACACCAGGCAGTTTGCGCTTGGCAGCTACGGTCGGCCAGGACCGGTACTTTGCCGTAAGCACTATGGAAGTGAATGGCCTCGAAAGCCACTTCCACTTCATCGTGCTCGAGCATTACGTACTGGACCTTGGCACCCAACTCATTCACGAGCGTCGTGTAAGACACGAAGTCGATGATGATTAGGTCAATCGACGCGCCTTCTCGGTTTGCAAAGCCCAGCGCGGAGGTAAGGCCTTCCGAGATGGTTTGCAAGGAAGCGTTGTAACGAAGACCCGCGAGACGGGTCGGATCCGCCGAACGATTCACTCCCCAGAAGTTATCGGTAGAAAGCGGGTCGCTAGACGGCACCCACGCCTGCATTCCCGATAGACCCAATAGCCCGGCAATCGTCGAAGCACCCGCCGTCCCGATATCTCCGTAAACCTGCAGGAAAGTTCCCGCCGGCCACGTAGAGCTATAGGTATCTTGGATTACGTTCGCCGTGATTACGCCAGTGCCACGGTTTACCGAGGCTACCTGCGCAACCAATACTGCCGCACCCGAACCAGTGAGAGCAGCGCCCCCATCGGTCGCTGAGCCCTGGAGGCTCATCCCAACTTCAAATTGCACAACCGTCTGCGGGTTATCCAAAGTGAAGGTAAGAGTGGTTCCAGAGATAGCGGTACCCGCCGAACTAATCTTTCCGCGCGTTGCCGTTCCACCAAAGAACAACTCGAACGCCATGTTATTCGACAAGTTCCTAAAACCATTGTCGAGCGTTCGGGAGGCTTCGTCGACAAACGCTCCCGCATTCGTCTTCGTTTGCTCCATCAAAAGATTCGTGATGGTAACTAGCTGGTAATCCTGAACCGCATAAACGAAGTAAGAAACAACGTCGGACGCGGTCTGTTGGTTTTGCGCGTTAGCGAAAGTATGCGCACGTCCCTGCGGGTTACCGTATTCGAGCGGCACCGGAATATATTTTCCGGCGAAGCCATCCGGCGATTCGTTCTTAGGCACCATGGCGAGCCACGGATTCTTCGAATAGACTATATTTTTCATATAGTCTTTATCGTCGGTATAAAGCTCCTTAAGAGCCGCTATTTGGTTGGTACTATTAGCGTAGACTGGGGCGATAGCCATAAAGTGTTTACCTTTCTTAGGTAAACACTTTCGTGCTTACCTAGGTAGTTTGCCTTGTGCGGCTAGGATGGCTCGGGTTTTCCGATCCAACGTCGGCCGCGCCGAATCTTTGTTGGTTAAAGTTTTCATGCCGGTAGTCTGTGGCTGCAGTGGCGGGGTTGGCGTCAATTTCCCCTGCACTTTTTTAGAGCGTGCATAAGTAAGGGCTTCCTCTACCAACTCGTTCTCCACTTCGTTCATGACCTCTAGTTCATCTCTGACCTGGCCAGTTTTTTGCCAGTGTTCATAGATGCGGCCAAGAACCTCCTCTTGCTGCTTCGCGCTCCGAATCATCTCAAAATCATCGCCTTGCGAACAAAGCCGCTCGATGTTGTTAGCCATCTCGGTAAGCACAGCGCGTTCGGCGCCAGCGTCCCGGTCGGTTAACTTCTTATCGACGTCGCCCTTTAGGGCTGCGATTTCTGCTTTGAGTGCTTGGATTTCGGGGGTAATTCCCCCTTGCGACGCAAGAATCTCTTGAGTGAGTTGGTCATAGGTGACCCCTAGTTCTTGCAGTACACTCAGCGGGCTCGTTTTGATCCGGCTTTCTAGCTCCGTTCTAGTGGGGCCAGATAAAGCTTTCTCTCGTTCGGCCAGTTCCCTCTCTTTAACTTGAAGGGCACGGCGTTGCTTTTGCATTGCCGCGAGCTGAGGGCTAAGTGGCTGGGTAGCTTCCGCAGTCTCGTTAGCCTGTACACTATCGTCAGAAATGGCGGTTTGCGTCTCGCGCGCCTTGTCGTCAACCACCGGCGCCTCTTCAATAGGCTGCATCTCCCGATTCACGGTACGGTTGGTGCGCATGGTGATTACACGCTGCGCTGGTACTCTTTCTTCTTTATCCTCTTCGACAGGGGTAACGGAAATCGGGGTCTCGCCGGCAGCAATTGCCTTGAGGCGCGCTAATTTTTCGGGAGAGTTACCGGTGTTTGGGGTTTGGGGAATGGTGGGCGTACCAACAACGGGACTAATTTTCATAAGAACTCCTTGTATAAATGATTAGGCAGCACTGGCCTGCGGGGCATTAGGAACCAACGGGCTTGTGGGTGCTGGTTCCGGGTTTGCTTGAGGTATGGGTGCTGCTGGCATCGGGGGCGGCATCGCTGCCTGTTGAAGTGCTAGGCATTGTTGGAAGAATGTGCGTAGCATTTCGGCTTTAGATTCTTCTAGATTGGCCGCTAGGTAAAGATTTAGGTATTGCACGGTGAGTTGGATAGCGAGGGTTAGATCCATAAAAGCATCCGGCTCGGTATATTTCCCACTCTCTACAATCCCGTCCAAAATCTTAAAGATGCGTTCTTCCGACGCATTATCTAGCCGCTCATTCTGCTCTAGATCCGGGAACTTCATTAAGCGCCTACCCTCTTTAAGAGTAAGCATGCCAGCTTGTACTTGTTCGGTGACTGCGGCCATGCGACCAGCAGGAGTTCGCGGGAGAGAACTTTCGGTGAAGCATTTAATGACGAAGGGGTCATTAAGGAACTTCATTGCAGGTAGGTCTATCTCTTTGGTTCCGTCTTTATTCGGGTAGACCGTTTGGTATTTGCCATCTCGTTCGGCAATATCTTTTGCGACGTCAGTAATTTGATAGGCCAACTCCACAAACACGTTCGTATATTTTTTGGAGATAGAGGCAAATCGGTCGGTTGCAATGTCATCGTATGACCGTATGGCCGCGCCACTGTCGAGCCCTTCCGGCTTTTGACTGGTCGCTTGCATTGCGCTGACGCCTGTCTCTTGGAAGCCATACTGGATTAGTTTATCACGCTCCGAGTAAAGTTCCGGGGCATTGCAAGGGGCGACTTCGTAGCTAGGTTTTACGCCAGAGTAGGTGACGATGACGCCCACTTCGTTATTGTTGTGAGCTTTTACGACTTTGGAGGCTTGATCAATGAATACCCGAGGTACTCCCACCAGAGTAATGCTGCGAGCAATAGTATAGAGAATGCGCTGCAAACTAAGCTGAGTGCCAAAGAGTTGCGTACCAATACCTTGGCCAAAAAAGCCCAGCCAAGGATCTGAATAGTTAAAAAATACGAAAGGGAACTTGGGCTTATTCCATTCTTCATCAATTATCTTCCCCTGCACCGTAACAATCGAATGCCGACCCGGCTTATAACCGGGCGCATCTTTGTCAGGACCGGATGGTAGCTTCCACCCCTCCACTACCATTACTTGGTCGCCCACCGTTCGGCCAGAGTCAGCCGAGTTATCAGGGTAAGATTGGGGAGTGTTCTCTACAATACTTTCTGCTTTTTTGGGGGAGGCCGCGAGTAAGCGGTCACGGTCCATCAATTTCAATTGGATTAGTTGTTGGGGGTCACCGTTAATAGAATCATTATCGTCCACGTATAAATCAGTAACCAGTACCCGATCCAAAGCGACTTTTTTATCTTCCCCTTCATAAACCTTTAAACATCCCGGACCACAGAGCAGACCGTCTTTTAAAATCTTCGCGGCTTTTTCATATGCCTTCGTCTGGTAAAACTCACCCAAAACAAACTGATTTAACTGTTGGGCTAGATGGCGCTGCTTATAGTCGGCATTGTCTGTTAGGAACTTTGGTTGCGGTTCGTCTTGAGACAAGCGGGCATGGAGTGTGTCCACGCACGCGCGGATGAGATTAAATGTCGGACGATCATCCGGCAGCGTCTTAGTACGATCCATCTTAGACGTACTCGAACCAGCGTAGGAATAAACAGAGAGACCAGCATAAAGACGGATTGACGCTGTAATCTGCCGGATGCGGTAGGTTTGATTAGTCTTAAGATAGGCCGCCGTTCCACAAAGTTCTTTGGCTAGTTGTTCATCCGTTTCCGCATTCCACCACTCGAACATTTCCCCACGGCCAGACAAATCCGTGGAAGGTTTAGTGCGCATCTTAATGCGTGTAACTGGAGGCGGCGCTTTCTTAATCTTCATTGTTCCCGCCTATACGGATTATCTTCCGGTCTGCCACCATTTGCGAAAAACGTTAGCTCTTCGGCAGAAAGAACATCGTCTGGGAAGTCAGCGTACTTCTCCTCGATTTCTTCCTCTTGCGTTGTGGCAAGACGTTGCTCTGGTAATTCTCCAAACTTTACCGAGACACCATTTAGCGTGATATCGGTAATGCCTTGCTTGCGGCAGAGTTTAAGAAGACGTTCTAGGTCTTTAAGATTTTCGATCATGCTTTAGGCTGGCCGGGGATTGGTTTGCTTACGTCGTTTAAGCATAATTCGATCCACCATATCTCGCCGTCTTTCGTCTTCTCCCGGCGAGGAAAGCTCATCCCCACTGTTTGCCCCCGTATAAGAACTCTCCAAATCATCGCGCAAATGAAGGTCATCGAATTCATTGGGCATGAACCCCGCTTCGATTTCATCTTCGTTAGCGACCTTGCCGCCCTCGGAATAGCCACCGCGCTTCATTACCCGATCAATCATCCCGCCATCGGCGTAATTACCATGCGGACCTTTCATGGCGCGTAGCTCATCGAGAGTATCCTTGTGCATTCCACGCGCAGCTTGCACATTCCCTCTTTTCGCCTCCACGCCAGCAGCGGAAGTTCCAGCGCCATATCGACCAGTATGCACCGGCATGTTTACACCAGTCTGTTTTTCACGGGCGTCTTCAACACTACCGCCCTTTGCATACATCTTAGGCTTGCCAGTAAGATTCTTAATCGAGCTTTGGATGCCGGGCATTCCTAGCGCACCATTAAAGCCTTTACTGATATCTCCACCGTCGGCATAACAACCCATCGCACACATGGTTGGGCCACCATGCTCACAATCCTCTTGGCCATAAGGTCCTTGCGCAGGACCTGAGATTTCATTCCCGTGTCTCTCTTCTTTGGAATAGGGATTCACCATTCCGCCGTGCGCTTTGCGTTTCATTTTGTACGCAATGGCTAGCGCCTGCTTTTGTGGTTTCCCAGCATCCATTTCTTCTTTCACGTTGTGGGAGAACTTCGCTTTGGATTTACCTTTGAAGAGAGGCATCGAATCTCCTTAGAAAGAATTCCCACAACCAACTACACCACGAACCGCGTTCTCAACCTGGTCCGGTGCCGCCGATGAACTTAAGACTGCCGTAATGGCGTCGCCTGCCGCACAAGTGATTTGGTTAATCTGAAATCCGGTAGCGCCTGCGATACCCGTATAAATGGTCGAGCCATTCTGCTTCACCAGCGTAACTACTTGGGAGGCACCAGAGCCTGCGGTAAGCGACGGCAGCATCAATTGGCCATTCACGAAGTAGATGCCGGCGCTAGGTGCCGTGAAGAGCGCGAAGGTTCCTAGTCCATTGATAGATTGGAGAGCTTGAAAATTAGCCATGGTTATTGTCCCTGTTGGATGGCGATAGTTGAAAGAACGCCGTTCAAAACTTCATCGGAAGCGGTAGAACTAGAAATCACAACCGTAATTGCATCGCTAGTTGCCGCCTGGAATGCGAATTTAAATTGCACTGACGATTGGGTCGGGCTCATAGACGGCATCGTATAGATAGGGGAAGCGTTCTTATTTACGACGACGCTAATTCCGGTGCTGACAGCGGGACCGGTGGATGCGTTACTGCCGTATTGAGGCGGCTGGGGATAGTTGTTAGCGACAGGACCGAAACCTTGACCCACGCCACCAACGCCCGTGCCATTGCCGCCTTTATTAAATCCCGTGGGGTCACCGCCACCGGCACCAGAGCCCAAGCCTTGACCGGATCCTGCCCCATCTCCAGTCGGGAGGGCTTGTGGAACAAAGACTTGTCCCACGACGTTATAAGTGCCGGTAGCGGGAATGGTGAAGCTTAACGTACCCAAGCCATTAAAGACCTGAGGCTGATTTAAAATCAAATATGGAGCACTCATTCGTGGGGACCCTCTTCATGTGGTTCAGAGTCAGCTAATTCAAAGGCGGCGCGTAATGCAGAGGCCAAAGCCTTTACGTTCTTAGAATGGACCGCATCCATAACGTCCTGCGCTGCTACTTCCATGGAATCAAAGTCACCATCCGAATCCCGCACTACCGGTTCACTCATACTTACCGGACCGGCCTCTTGGGATTTTTTGAGGAAAGGGAGCATTTTGACCTCTTTTTGCTATCAATAATGGTCAAAAATGGCGGAAAGTGTGATATGACGTACGGTGTTATGGATATCATTGAGAGAGTGAGGCTATACCAAAAGAAAGCCAAATCCATCGGCGCCACATCCTTTCCAGATTGGACCGACGAATTAGCCCAAGCCCTACTCGACGCGAATCATAAATGTACTCGCTTACAAAAGCGCTGAATTGCGCGAAGGATGCGTTACAAAAGTTTTCTCAATGGGAGGTTAATTTCGGTTGGGAGGGGAAATTATTTAATCCACGTACTATGCAAAATGAAGTGATCGATAAGAGCGAGTATAAAGGCTTTCCGGCGAATGATGCCCTCACCGAAATCGCGCGCCTGGAAGGGGAGGGGGAATGGCAGAAAAAATGATCAAACTCCCTGAAGGCATCGGGTTTACGGCGGAGGATTTTGAACCCGGCATGATATTTGGTTGCGATTCAGCGGACCACTGTGCCGATATAGCCAACGCCAAACTCCCCGCCCTATTCGAGGAATGGGTGAGGCGGGAGGGGCGCGTCTTTTTCTTAAAAGAAGCCGGTGGAATAAAAGGTAATTTTATTGAGGCAGATGGACGGAAAGATGCTACCCACCAAGCCTATCTCATGCTGCCGGAGGAAATTTGATTTCTCTTCGTTACCACACAAAATCCCGAGGAACATCTTCCGTAGGCCAATCCCCTGATTGGCCGGCCGCTTTCTCTAACATCTCCCGCTCCCTCTCCCAAATCTCTTCCGATTGTTTCTTGTACCACTCTGGCGAATATAGCGGGATAACTTTGGCCTTCGGTTCCGAATGGTAGTGATAGCACATACGCCAATTGTACAGGAGCGCATCGCATAAGTGATTCGGTAGACTTGGATGTTCTTTCTTCGGTAGCTTGACCTTATCCCCTTCGGTTTGCCACACAAGAGACATCATTTCACTAATCAGTGGCGTGCAATTCTTGTGAATCTTAATCTTCTCTTGGATAAGGTCGGAATTAAGTAGCTCGATAAAGCTTTCTTTGCCTAACTTATCCGCATACTCGAATGGGATAAGAGTGCGCGTGCGCATTGTTTCAATCGATTGTTTAGCTGCGCCATCGATAATAATGCGGGCTGGGGATTTCTCGGTGTTCCCCATGTAGTCTTTAATCTTTGCTTCCACCATAGGAAGCGTCATGAACCGCTGAGCGTAACAATCCACCACGTATAGATGAGGGTCATTAGCGTGAAAGGCAGTAAGAACAAAAGCGGTGTCGTCTTCCCATCCTAAGTCGATACCAAGAACGTAAGTCCAACCATCACCAGATAGAGGAGGACGCTCGACATAAGTATTTTTCTTTTCATTAAACTTATAGCAAAGCTTATCTTCATCCACTACCCACTGGTTTAAGTACCACTGCTTAAACTGCGGCGTCTGCATGTAGAGCGGTCGCTTTTCTGCTATCTCATCTAACTCCTCTTGCCACTGCTTTGCGATGTACGGATTATCATGCGCGCTCCACGTATGAACGCTCCAACCCGGCTCTATTCCGTTTGCCACGTCATAGAATAGCCCGCGAGTAAAATTGCTTGATGTACCCATCATGGCAATCGTGCCGCGCTGCCCGCCAGCGTTTGGATCCGTCATGGCGGGTTTCAGAATGCCGTAAACGAGATTGCGCAAGTCGATTGAGTACATCGAGCCTTCGTCAATACACACGAGCCGGTACTTACCGCCAAGTAGTTTGGTGCTTTCTTTCTCATCCGCGTCCACACCGGTTAGGCGAATGATCGAACCGTTCGGGAAGGTCATCGATAGGTCAGTGAGATGGGGCCGCGCTTTCAGTTTGTACTTATAGTTTAAGAACTGAAGGCAATCCTTCCACATGATGTTCTTAATGCTTTCACGTGTAAGACCGATTGCGAGAATATTGCAGCCAGGATTGGTAAGCGCTTCATAGACCATGTAGAGGGCAGCGGTCATGGACTTACCCGCACGGCGAGTGCAAGAGACTAATTTTAGCTTTGCGGGATCTTTGATGAAGTTTTGTTGCTGAGGGAACGACGGATCAAAAAGAACGGTGGGATTAATCTCTTGAGCCGTCGTTCCCTTCGACGCTTTCAACAATACCAGAGACAACTGATCCAACGTTAAACCCTTTTGCGCTGAGATCATCTTCTAGCACCCTTTGTGCGTCTTCGATGCTTATCTCGTTAGATGCCCTCTTCGGAAAAACAAACTCCAGCATCTTAACTAGTAACGGCGTCTTATCTTTGTCTTCTAATGCGTGAAATAACCTAATCGCCTCTTGGGTAATATCGAAGCCCTGCGCCTCTAATTGTTCCACAAACGCTGTGCGCTTATTGGGCACCCCTGGTTTTCTACCGCCCGTTTTCTGCCTTCCCTTTTCAAATGGCATTCTCTTCTCGCTCTAATTTAGAATTTTCGTGGCCCCGTACGCCCTGCCTCCGGCTTTTCCTTCAATCTCCCATTTATTATATCAGCACGCTTTTGCAGCGCTTCCGATGCGGCTGGTGTTACCGGTGTTGCAAGTGTTACTGGCACTTCAGGATGAGATTGCATAATGCGCTGCATGCTCGGGGATTGTTGGGCGATGCCAATAGGCGCGGGCGGAGCGGTAATTACTGGCTGACTAGGCGTTCCACGTGGAACGACAATAGCGGGCGCTGTGATAGATGCCTCAACCTCTCTAATGCGTTTTGCTATCAGTGTTCTAATGGGTCCTGGCACGTCTTCATTTAAGAAGAGGTCCATTAGGAATGTGAGCTCACTCTTCAATCCTTGCCTCTCGCCTAACGCGCTCGATTAGAGATTCTTTGGGCTTATCTAGCCCAGACCATTTCATTATGTCTTTGAACTTCACGCGTAAGAAAGCAAAGATACCGCGCTCCTTTTTTGCTGGATTTACGCTACTGGGTAGGTCATCCACCATGTGTGCTGGGATTTTTACGCCACTAGCTAATGCTTTTTCATAGGCGGCGGCATGAATAGCACCCATGCTTTGCCCCCGATGATTACGCATGGCTTGTTCAATCTTCGCCTCTTGGTAGGTAAGTAAGCGTGTACCTACTGCCTCTTCCATTGTTTGGGCGTCTGGCCTGGCCTTCCAATTCTCTGGAAAGGGACGTCCCCACCAAGCGGCGTCTTCGCTTTCCGGGCGCAACATGATTTTTTGCATGCTTGGCGCCTGGATAGCTAAGATTTTCTTCTGGCGCTCTTCCTCGGTCATTTCTCACCTCCACCCTCACCCCTAAATACGTGGCTTGTAGGAGTGCTTACTTGGGCTGAGATAGTCTTTTGGAACTTCGCTGTCTTTACGGTTTGAACTACCGGCTCTTGGGCTTCCGGTTGGGGTTTAAGCGATTCGATGGTCGGGGTCATGCTTACTACGTTAGAGAGTGGGATAATTGCCACTTTGTTGTTGTGGCTAATCCACAGTTCTTTCTCTGCCCTGTCATAGATTAGCTCAGGGTCTCCTGGCCGGACGTTATGTAGCTTTAGTCCGTGGTTCTTTCCCCCTAAAAATAGCGCGGTATGTAATTCAGCAAACTCTAGTTCAATTCTCATAGGTCCTCTAGGCGAATGGTGTAAATAAGGCATCGGGTAGCTTGGTTGGCCATAACTTCATTCCGATGCGGGTTAAGTGAGTAAACTGTTTTACGTGGTCTCCTAAAAGAAATTTCGCAATCCCTTGCTTACGACAATCCTTGTGCACATGAACGTAGTCTAGAGTGTGTCCTCGAAATACCGCAAAGCCTAGGGCTACATCGGGGTCATCTGTTAACACGGCAAGTCTTATTACGGTCTCAGGGGCATAGAGGATGCGGTTGATGTAGACGCTATAGGATTGGAAGTAATGGTCTGAATCGGTGAGCTTAAGATAATCGTTTCCAAAGCGATAGCTTCGCATCCACCTCGAGATAACAAGGTTCACGTATTGGGCGGGAAGCATGCGCCCTAGATACGGCACGATCTTATAGGCTGCTTCGTCTATCTTTTTATCCCCCATTTAAGTTCGTACTTTCTAATGATTCCTCTTACTGTCTCCCGATGGCATCTCTCCCCCATTGCTTTAAGTTCGAGGCAGATGCGTTGGATCTTAATCCCATGCGCCCTTTGCTCCATTACAAATGCTTCCACATCATCCGTGAATTCTTCTCTGTGGAAGTTCGCCCCCAATAATTCGTAGTAACGAAGCTTATTCTCCCGCGCGACTTCATTCGCCTGGCGATAGCAATTAGTCGCGCCCTGCCTTAATACCAAACGCCCATTTACCAACTTCTCGGCGTTCGTCGTTTGGTCTTTGGCTAAGATTTCTTCCCAGACCCTTGCTAGTTTTTTAAACGCCTTTGTCTGCCAGAACTTGCGACCCATCTTTCACCGTAGGTTGCGGTTCAACAACACCAGGGTTAAGGATTGGTGCTTCCACCAAATGTAATTTTCTTTCCTGCTCTTCTTTTTCTTTGCGCGCTTTCTGCTCTTTATGGATTTGGTCCCTTACAAAGATAGCCGTCTCATTGACCGCATTCTTTCTAAGGCTATGGATAAAGAACGCATCCGGTTTGAATGATTGGGTCGAATCAACGTGGAGTAATAGGTTCGCGAGCACCCATTTCTGGCTTTCCACCGTTGCCCGAGGGACCAGTGCGCCCGAGATAATTCTTTTTGCCCAGATATGGAACTCATCAGAGTTCATAGGGAGTGGGCGAGGTTCATTGATTTGGTTTACGATCGTCTCTTTACTCGTGAACTTCGTATTAGCTGGTTTCTTTTTATCCCAAAACATTAGGCGAATCCTCGTAGTCTTTCTAAGATTTCAGCGGCCTGATTGACGCTGTACTGCTCGTTTGGAAAATGGTCCCTTATACACGCATCGCAAATCCAGTAGGGGCCAATCTGCCCTACATACTCTTGTTGCACCGGCATCTCACAGGCGTGGCAATTCCCGTCCCATCCCCGCCCACGTGTCACCGCACCCGTTGCCGCACTGTCTTTGCAGTAGTGGCACGTTATCGTGTCGCACATCCCGGCTTTATGACTACTCCAGAGGCTAATGGCGTGTGTCGCTTTCTGTAGTTACGGTTACTGTTTCGATTTCCAAGTGGCTCTTTATCTTTGCAACGATAAATTCCATCGCTAGCATTACTACTTTTGCCGGCAATTTCTTTTCTTCGGAGAAATCGACGAATAGGTCTACTACTTCCTTAATCTTTGATTCTTCGATTACTTCGTATCCACCGCTTTTAGTTTTGCCTGACATGCCTGCGTTTCCTCTTGTCGGATACGAAACATTTCTTGATTAAGGTGCATCAACCTCTGCCCGCAAGACACGATTTCAAGTAGTGGAATAAAAGCTCGGTAAACCTTTTCTCCGAAGACTGCGGTTAATTTATTATACTCTTCCTGAATTTCTTCTTTCGTCATTTTACCCTCTCTGCCGCTAGTTGCTTTAGGTGCATCAAAACATCACTCGAATCCCCGCTAAATGCATTGTACTCACCAACCCTAGCCTTAAACGTCTGCTGCCGGCTTAGGTGGCCTTTAATAATATGCGCTTCGTTTCTTCCGCGCTCGTCATAGCGCTTAATGAGCGTTGATTCTTTTTCGATAATAAAGACTGGTTTTACGAGAAGACCTTCTTCTAAAAGAGGATCCATTACCCGATTCATTGAGAACGGCGCTTCGACGAGTAGTGGCTTATCCGAGATGCGCGCCACATCCGCAATCGCTGGTGCATAGTGCTCCATGCGGCTAATAAAATCATCGTTTCTTAGGCACGCGTACTTATCGGTCAATCTATCCATAATCCAGGTCTTACCGGTCGCGGGCACTCCCACTAGGAGATAGATGGTTTGCGCCATTAATCTTTTCCTGTTGATAGGTTTATGATTGGCCACGTTAGATGACCGCAAACATATCCGAATAAGAAAAGCGTAAAGGGGGCGTTTAAGAAGACGCTTTGGAAGATGTGGCTTAGGTCCGCGTTGGAATTGTGAATCACCATGTAAATATCGTAAACAATATAGGCAATCAGCCCAACGAGAAGTAATAGGCCGCTCTTTAGTTCATCATTCATGTAAGAACTTTCTCCACTCTCTAACGCCCGTTTCATTGTACTTTACGAGCGCCTGATACCCCTCTTCGGGAGCCGATGGGTTAAAGAGTAGGCGCTGTCCCACCCTTGCAATATCCGCCACATCATCGCTTGAAGCTTTCCAATCACCAGGGCACCACTCCATTGCGGGCGTTACGACTACTGGAACCCCCTCCGCAATCGCATCCGCCGTTACCATGCTAAACGTTTCCGTATAAGACGGCTGAATCAATAAGTGCATATGGCCGACTACCCGCCGAAACTCCATTGCGTTATGCCACGGCACTTCTACTAATTTCACATCCGGTAAATTCTCAAGGCTTGCTCTTATCGCGCGCTCTACCACATCCCCGTTATTATCGGTGCGGCCTAGGTTTACGAAGAATTCTAACTTAGTACGTAAGTGTCTTGCGATACCTAGTGCGGCCCACGCAGCACTCGTGAAATTCTTTTGCACCCGTAGGGCGCCAAAGCTTCCAATTCGTAAGGTATCGCCTCGGGCGGTTATTCCGTGGCGCGCTGGGGTAGCGCACAGATCATAAAGGTTGGGCAAATGTTTCACATGGCGCCCGTAGGCAATATTGAATGCTTCAACTAGGCGAGAATTATTGGCGGCAGCAAAGAAGTTGTGCTCTACCGTTGCGACCTCTGAGTAGCGCCGCATTAAGCGAATCGCAGCACTCTCCGCTTGCAGAAACCCAACGTTTGAGTGGCTCGTTACCGCAAACTTAATATCGATGAACGTTTGCGCAAGTCTCTGCATCCATTCCGCTGGGATAAAGGGTGCTGCGATCACTACATGGGTAACGCCGAGGCCATGGTGGCTATCTAGCCTATCCTCTAGCGCATCCCCTCCCGCAATTGGCCACACGTCGACACAAAATCCGTGGCGCTTAAGAACGTTCGCTATATTGCGGCATGAATTGCCAATCCCGCTATGACTAGAGCCCGGGGTAGGGCACCCCGATTTCTTGTAGCAGAGGATAAGTTTCATAGTTTGAGAGCTAGTTTTACGTCGTGGATAGAAGTAGCGACGCAGGTAATATTACCCTGCATTTTTGCGGTCTCAAGTAATTTGTGTTGTTCGAGGGATAAAGTCCCTTCGGGGGTTTTGATTTCAATAAAGAATCCCCGCCCCCGAAGTGAACCGTAAATATCGGGCCACCCGCGTCGCATGAATTTACTCGTATACTTCGTGCGTTTGGGTTGGGTAACCGTGAAGATTAGAATATCGGAGAAGGTATCTAAGAACTCGCAAATCTCGCGCTTAATCTCACTCTCATTCACGCGGCTTTCCGGGTAGTTTTAGAGGCCTTAAGTCCTTTGTGCGCCCAGTCGATAAGGCTCTCAATCACGCTTACCTTGGGCGCTGGTTCATAATCCCCATCATCGTTCTTTACTTGGTTTTCTTTGCAAAGGCGTTCTAGCTTTTTCATTGTCTCCTCGGAAACGCGCGCTGAGAACGGGACGGTCTTTCGTTCGCGAATACTGATAACAGGCCAAGATTTACTAGATTTCATTCTTACTCCTACAAGATAGATGCGGCGTCTAGTTGAAAGGCGTCAATGCAGGGCTCACACCATTGAGTGTGTGCGACTTTATCCACCACGCTTGCCATGCAAACGACCGTAAACCACGTATTGCAGTTAGGGCAAAGGGTTTCGATTGAAATCCGCAAATCGTTCGTCGCGGGCTTCGCGCCCCCACCCCTAGTCTGGAGGGAATACCCCGCGTTTATGACTTCTATATCCTTTTCAAATATGGCGGCGGAGTGGCCGTTACGTTGCCACCAATCTCGATCACCGGGGTGGGTAAGATAAAACTTCACAAGACCCCGTGTCTTCTCCATCCCGAATTTGCGAACTAGTCCTTTAAGGAAAATCGTAAGTGGAAGGGGATGCTCCAAAACGGGTTCGGTATTGTACCTAGCTTTATAGGCTTCCTTAAAAAATTCTATTAGAGCATTCGCATCCTTGAGCAACTGAACTTCTTGTACCTGCATGTATTATACTCCGTACTACGTTTAAGACTTCGGACCTTATCTGTGGACTACCGCGCTACACCCGTCGTGGCGTTGTCTCTGGGATTTTTTTTCGGAAACTCGGATTCGGATCCTAGCTCGTACTTTCCCCCTCCGAAATCCGACCCCATTTCCCAGAAAGACAGGGCACGAACGTTCGGATGCAATATCGGAAGCCCAAGCTAGCTCGGTCCTCCCCTACCCCTCCACACATTTATATTCAAAACCCGCAAAACTACCTGTCAATAGCGGTCTGTTTCATCCACGTTTCTCGTAGTTTGCGGCTCTAATTCTCAGCGCTAGTTCACAAGACGCGCTCTTTTAGCGGCTGCGTCTTCGCGCGTCTCCTGTAGGGCAGCGACTAGTCTTGCATCCTTAGAATGGATATCTCCGCGTCTTAAGAAGGTTTGGATTACCTGCTTTAGGGCGTGGGCCGGGAGGCTTGTTCCAGACGGGAAGCGGTAGGCTAGAATCACCGGATTATCGGTGTGGTTACCGATTACGAGCTTTATGTAGTCCCGCCTGCGGTTGATGAAGAGAATAAAGCAAGAGTTCGATAGGTCCCGAAACTTCATTCCGTTCGCTTCAAGAAAGGCTGCGTAGCCCTTAAACATCATTCCTAGGTGCGCGTTCTGGACGATTTGAATGAGCTTTAGGGCGGTGTTAGAGGGAATGGTAGGACTTCGATCTTGCTCACTCACGGGTATCGTAAACACGTTCTGTACCGCTACTTGGCGCTTAGTTCTCTTTTTCACTCATGACCTCCCATAAAACGAGCTAAAGACTGCGCTACCCGCTCAATAGCACTAGCGCTTCCCTTCATAAGGAACACACTTACCTGCCCCTCTGCGGAGGGAGTGGGGCTATCTAGCCGTTCCGGCTCTTTTAGAATGAATTGGCTAATGGTTGGTTTCTTTGTGGTAGCGACTAATCGCTTTAGTATTTTAGCTTTACCGTGCCCCGATTTGGGGAAACTCGGAACGCTCTGCCCTTTCTTGCGCAATATACTCATATAGCTGTGAAGCGCGTGCGCTGGGATATCAAACTTATCCGCTACCGCCGATAAGGATTCGATTTGCTCACGGTGTTCCATTGCATAATTAAACGCCTCTGTAATCCTATTTCCGTATTTACTCTTCACCGAACACTTCCTTTCTGTTTAGCGGTAGTACTTTATGTAATGCATTTTTACAATCATTTTGTATTGACGAATCGTGATTAACTCTTGTAATCATTTCTCCACACAACAACTGGCAGGTTTCTGCCCTATTTAGGAGAGTAAATGGCTAATCATATTCAAGTGCAGATTTGCGGTGGGGAATCGAAGGAATATAACGACGTCGCAACCATCGGTGAATTGCGCACTAAGATGGGTCTTGCGAAAGACCAGGTAGCAACCATTAAGGGTGAACCCGCCGATGAAACGGATAAGCTCCGTGATTATGACGTGGTTGGGTTTGCTAAAGCGACTGCGGGCGGCCGGTAAGCAGGGCCGTTCTTAGGACCCCCTCTCTGGCTTACGGATCCCCCGTTCCCTGGGAGGGGTTTATAGGTGCGATAATGAACTTAACCACCAGTATCGCTTTCTTTGCCTACTCCAAAATCATGCATTGGGTACACCAAGCCGGTGATTATGAAGTCTCAGGTTTTGGTAAAGTCTTACGTAGCGGCACTCATCTCCACGTCATAGATGCTTTTCTTTTAAAGCAAAGAAATACCGAAGGCTCGACAGTATTAGATGCAGCAGATACCGCGCGCGCGATGTACCGCACCCGTGAAGAGCCGGGAGATTTTAATTTCTGGTGGCATAGCCACGCGAACATGGAAGCGTTTTGGTCTAAGACCGATTACGACGCGATCAAAGAATTAGGTGGGAACGGATGGTTACTTGCGACCGTATTTAATGCGCGCCGAGAGACCCAAACTGCGCTCTATGTTAACCAACCAGTGGAATTTTTAACTGAGCACCTAAGGCTAGAAGTTATTCACCCTATCTTAGACAGCGATACCCAAGCGTTCTTGAATCAACAATACAAAGAGAATGTGACACATATCGTTCCGGTAAAGCGCACTGAGAACCGGGATTGGGAATATCAGGAAAAGTGGAGCGCTAAGCGCTGGGAAAAGAGAATGCGGCGACTAGAACGATTAAGAGAGCGGGGAGAGGCGCAACGGATATTAAATGGGGTCCACTAGGTGCGGTTGCGAATGCCACTGGTACCATACGTGGGCTCGTTGCCAGTTCCCTTGTTGTCTGGTTTGGAGAGTTATTGCGATGGCAAAACGAATTGTGAATAAGTCGGTAATCGCTGCGTGTCGTGTTCGGCGGAGAGGCTTCGTTCCATTATTGCCATTTCCCGAGGAACCGAAGAAACGGGTCATTAAGAAAGAAACAAAGATGCCGAAATTTAAAGTGGGAGATTTAGTAATCGGGAACACGCAAGCCACTTGGCATTACGGAGCAACTCGCGGCGGTTGGATTGGGGAAGTGTCAAACATTGGTAGATTGGTAGATGTGAAGATGATGTCCATGAAATGGATTGAATTTGAGAATCAAGGGCTCGTAGATCCAAAGTATTTTACGGCGATAGATCGAGAGCGCGTTTTAAACGCGAGAGCCAAATTTAAGCGCGGCGATATTGTACGTCCAAATCAAGAATCACTCATCGCTTATCCGCAAGATACTGCCTATTTAAATATTGATCATGTCGTCGATAGATTAAGCCCCAACGATTCTCCGTTTATGCTTCGGATTAGACCGCTGGATAGAAATCTGGTCCCACCAGGGGATAGTATGAATGCTTATCTTATTAATCCATTTTCGATAGACTTAATTGAATCGGTCTCTAGACCAACCCCTGAAGTCGAGTTCTCGATAGGGGAAGATGTGATTTGTGTTGTTTCTAACAATCGCATTGGAACTATCTTAGATAAAGAAACCGGAAGCGACGGAACGCTTTATACCGTATTCATTCATGGTCTTGGTGATAGGCGTAGCTGTTATTCGGATGAATTAAAGAAAGATCCAACTCTCCACGGCAATCTCCCCGACCGCTCAGGCCATACCCACCAATGGCAATTCAAATGGGACGGCACTTATCGGTTTTGTGAATGCGGCGCAAAAGAATGGTCGATTAGGTGTTGGACGAATTATCAGTGGGAAGATAAAGCGCCCGATCGGCAATTAGGTCATCATCAAACCCTTATTGCCGAGAAAGTAAGAACGATTAAACGCCCGGGCTGGATAACCCACCCCCATCGTACGCGGTCACTCGATATTATTTCAGACGAGATATTAACTGAACGGATTAACGTAATTGGTGCCGGTGCGATTGGAAGCTTCACGGTGCTTTCTCTAATTAAGATGGGATTTAGAGATGTGCATGTATGGGACCCACAAAACGTAGCAATCGAAAACGTGGGCACTCAACTCTATGGCGAAGGCCAAATCGGGAAACCAAAGGTAGAGGCACTCGCTGAAATCATAAAGCTCACCGGCCCTAAGAACGATGGGTTAAGAGACTATGTATTAACTCTGCACCCAGAACTTTTTAACCCGCCCGACAACTGGCTCGGCGCTGAAAACGAAGACAACACGGTTCCTGACCAATACCAACGATTCTTTGGGCATGTAATTGTTGCAGTCGATTCGATGAGTGCCCGTAAGACGATTTGGGAAAAGGTTCGTGATCATGTCGATGTTAGATGGCTTATCGATGGCCGAATGGGGGCGGAAAACGCTCTTCTTTACACCATTAGAACGGGCGATGAAGACGACGAACTCTCTTATAAGAAAACCCTCTACCCCGATGAGAACGCTTTGCAAGAACCCTGTACCGCGCAAGGGACGGTTTATACCGCGAACCTTCTCGCCGGTGAGATTTGTAAGGCGCTAAAAGACGCACTAATGAAAAAGAAATATCCACGCATTATGCATTGGAATATTGCTGACAATCACCAAGTTATCTATCACAAGAAAGTGGATGACGCGGCACAGCTAATGAGCAATAATGTGCACGGTATTTTGAAAAAACTGTACCAGGCCGAGGGTGTGAGATTGGCGCAGATGATAGCCCCCGATGTTCGGAATTACGCTTGGAATGGCGGTACGATAACCGTTCCGATTGGTGCTAATGCGTTGGCTGCGCAGAATGCACAAAGAAATGAAACTACCGAGTGGTGTGAATAATGAAGTCTGAACAAACAAACGAATTAGCGATGGCCCTTTCGAAGGCGCAAGGCGAAATGAAGCACGCGCATCTAGATAGGGTGAATCCTCATTATAAATCAAAGTTTGCATCATTGGCCTCCTGTATGGATGCTGGCCGTGGCCCACTTTCTAAAAACGGATTAGCGATTGTGAGCGCTCTTTCCAATCGAGAGGGGGTCTTAATTTTAAAGACTTTTCTTCTTCATGGTTCAGGGCAATGGATCGCATGTGAAATGCCAGTACCCGGAACAACGCCTCAACAGGTTGGGAGTAGTTTGTCTTATGCTCGTAGGTATACCTATTGCGCTTTAACTGGGGTGGTGGGGGATGAAGACGATGACGGAGAAGAGGGTAGCAGAAAAGATCCACCAAAAGTTACTCACCTCACACCTAAACCAAAGCCCGCAATGCAGAAAGTGGGAGACGTTCTTAATAAAGACGGTTTGCCACCAGTAGCGGGCGAGTACGTAATTACTTGGGGTGTAGCCCGCAATTGCAAGATTAAGACAGTGCCGCCCGATGTGTTAGACGGGTATTGCAAACGTATACGAGATAGGGCGGCCGAGCTTGGTAAAGAGATTGACGGAGAGCCTTTGCAATTTATGAAAAATGTGGAGCTATTCCATAAAGGGGTAGAGCAGTTAAAAGGAGTAGAGATCGGAAATGGCGATTAAGAAAAAACCTAAGCTAGAAGACCCTCTTACTTATGGTGCTCTATGCGGTAATTGTGCGAAGCAATTAGGTGGGGTGGGGGTTATGTGGGCCGTAACCATGACCGCTGGCCCGTGTCCGCGCTGTAAGAAGAGCGCTACGCTTATTCCAGTAAGCGACTTTCACTGGCCTAATTTTAAAAAGAAAGCGATTTGGGATTAGCCATGGCGATGCATGATTCGGTTTATGTTCAGTGCCCGCAATGTCTGCAACTCAATGAATTAGAGAGCCAATCGGGGCCGTGCTTACTCGGACGCTATACTCTAGAGGGGGCGCCCGAAGATGTGATGCAAGGAATTCAGATAGAGAATTGTTGCGAACATTGTTCGGTTTGGTTTCGGATTAAACCGATCCCGCCACCACCTAAATACATTGTGGAGGTTGGATAAATGGATTCTTCTAATCAGTCGATTGAGTTTTGGATGCGTAAAGCCGGTCAATTAGAGATTGATTTGGCTAAGGTTGTTGATCGGAATTTGTGGCTTGAAAAGGCGTTGGAGCAAGCGACGGCGATAATAGATCAAACAAAAGCGCACATTGATGCGGCAATCTTAATAGCCGAACAATTAAAGAAAGGTGAATAATCACCGGCAGAGATGCTTACCTTCAGTCTCTTGCTTTGTGATCGACTTTCCACATTTACGGCAGCGCTTATAGGCGACCGGGAATGACCATTTTTTATTCTTCTTACTCATCTACTTAATATAACACGCTGCATTGCATTAAGCAATACTGAGCTAAACCGGCTTAGGGCCATCCCCTAGCATAAAGTAGGGGAATGACCCTTTCACTGCGCTTTTGAATTCTTCTCTGAACTTCTTTTGGCAGAGACGACACAAGCTTGTTCCATTGGGGAACCTAATGAAATTCTTACGCGTGCGTTCGTGACCGTTTACGCAGTAGTTCCAGTGGTATTTCACTTCACCAAGATTTGCGTCTTAATCTCACCGTCGCCACACTCGTTATGAACCTTAAGCATAATGACCGCACTGGCTGTAGCCATGTACTCAAGCTGTGCGCTAGTGCCCAGTACCTTACCATTCTCGCTCCATTCGTAGGTGACACTAGGGATATCTTTAACGGCGAGCATTACCGTGTCACCCACTGCGACCGTGTATTCGGCGGGGAGTTTCACCTTAGGCGGCTGGCAAGGTACGGCGTTAACGGCTAGGTAAGAAACGTCTTCCCCGAGGTTCCAGCATCCAAGCCCGATATAGCTGTAACCCTGGTTTCCCCAATGGGTTCCCCAAGAGTTTTTAACGTGGAAGAGAACTTTGCCGTTCACGGTCTTCCAACCTACTAACGCCACCATGTGATTGGTTCCGATAGTGCCACCGCAACCTGCATCGTCTGAATCGATATTCATGAACGAACCGTTAGCACCCACGGTTACGGACAGAGCACCATAGGTCATGATAGCGGTCTGGACTTCCGCAACAGACGGGCTTTGGTCAGTGTGTCCCACCATGCCGCCGGTTACGCCCTTACCCGCAACCGGGGAGCTTTGGGAACAACGATGGTTAGATTGGGTATAGGGGCAGGATTTCTCGTCTGTCTGCCCATTCTTTACTTGGTAATCATAGGTTGTGTATCCGCCACCACACCCGTCATATAAAGCACCCACTAATTGTTGCTCGGAAAAATCGATATCCTTGTGGGCAAAGATTTTATAACCCATCTCGATAGTTTGGGTTCCAGCGAACGCCCAACAAGACCCGCAACCGCCTTGGTTTCTTACTGGGGTCTCAAAGCCTTGCGCTACCCAATCGAAATTGTCTGAAATTGGCGCGCGTGCCCTAGGATTGAAATGGAAAACTCCGTCATGCCGATGCTCTGGCTTAACGAGCCCTGTCGTATAGGTGTGTGGCGCATCTTTTACTGGTGCCGCCGAATCACACCCTAAAAAGAGAAAGAGAGAAACTAGAAGAATGATATTTGTCATATTACCGTCCGTCTTTAATGGCTTGGGCGGCCTTGGCGCGGGCTGCGTAAATCGCGGCCTCTCGCATCGGGAGTGATTCGATCTGGGAAGCGAGCGCCTTAGCTCCCTCCAGGTCCTGCAAAATCACTTTCACCCATTGGGGAAGATTGGGGAACAACGCCAATACCTCTTCCGCTCCGATTTTAATTACCATCGGGAGAAGAGTGGTTAGAATAGTTAGCCACATGGTTATAACCCCAAAATGGATTTAACTTTTTGTTCAAGAGCTACCGCGCCCTGGAATAACGAAATGCCTTCCTGAACCAAGCCAACCGCATCATCTAGCGAACTAAAGGCCGCAAGAATTCTTATCTGCATGGCGGGATTAGAAAGATTAAGCGCGCCATCAAAGGCCGCCTCCACCGCCTCCCGGTCATCCGCGTCTAGTTCTTTTAGCTCGCTAAGTGCTTCGGGGAAATTTACATCTTGCAGTTTAGAGAGTGAGGATAAAATACCGAGCCCGCCCAATAGGCCTCCCTTAAATGCGCTATTAACAAGGGCCGCTAAATCTACCGCGATTTTTTGAAGCTCGGCAGTACCGTAAACACCAGCCATTAGGATCTCCTTTATGGTTTAAAGATTCTGCTCCCACTATAGGGAGGCCAAACTTGAAAGTGTACGTGGTTAGGTGTGTAGTCTCGATCTTCTAAATAGACGCCTAATTCTACCAGAAAATTTAAATGTGCAATGCACCACTTCCAAAGTCGGCTTTCGGGCTGCGGGTCTAACACATCACAAGCAAGTCCTCTAGTGTGCATCGAATTTGGGTGCATCGGGTCAATCCGCTTTTCATCACTAGCCGACCTAAATCCACTCGAGATACGCATCGGCAATCCATACTCTGCCCGAATGCAATTCATCTTTGTTAAAAGTAGTCCGATATTATTCTTTTCGGTTTCCGTTAATACTTCTCCATAAGGGACGATTTCCGCCCATGTAATCAATGGGACCTCTTTGTGATTCTATCCGTCTCTAATTTTGCAATACGGACACCATGATCTTTCAACGCGTCATGGTGCCACCCAAAATCCACCCGCAATACTTTTATCTGAGCGCTTAAATCAGAATTTGTTTTTGCGATGCTACTTAAGAAACGAACGGCAAACGCCGATAGGCCGCTTAATAGCCCAAGAAACGCAAACTCCACGAATTTCTCAAACGAGATCATATCTTATGGTGTCCCGTATTTATTGGTGAAGTAAGTAGCTAACTGACCTATCTGAGTAGGGGTCCAAACACCCGGACCAAAAACAAGCTCAGATATGTTTCCGTTAAACCCATAATCAAAATTATTTTCCCAGCAGCCTAAAACATTCATCCCATTATTACCAAACTGGGTTCCGCTAGCACTGGTTACCGTCTGTGAAGTGCTTCCATTATTAAACGTCATCGTTGAGACGCCGTCGAAAGTAACGATAGCGGCGATGCCAACCCCGCCCGTTGCAATAAACGTTGAGGTATTGTTCATTCTATATGGAAATCCGCTAATGCCGTTACCAAATCCAAAGTTTCCCCACGCAACGGGTTGGGTCTGATTGAGGGTGAGGCTTGGTCTAGTGCCCGTGCCGTTGATATTAAAAATCATTTGGTTCTGACCGCTCAGGTCACTAGGCGAGGGAAATCCGCTAAACGTATAAACAACCGCAAGCGATTGGGCAGCGGCGCCGCCACTAATTAGTGTGTCGGTATTAAATAGGCCTTGGCTGTCATTGGTGCCTGTATTGGATGCGAAATTTAGGGAGGGTTTCCCGTTTAGTTGCCCAGTGACCCAAGTGGGTCTATTGCCGCCAGTGGTGTTTGTGAATGTGTGTGATCCGCCTGATTTGTCTAGTATGGACGTTACGCTTACGCCGCTAGTCGGGCTGCCCGAGTTGATCGTAGTTGAATCAGTTGCATCTAGCCAAAGGCTTGGGCTTAAATCCAACGGCGAAAACGAGGGCGCGCTTACTCCTTTCAGTGGCGTTAAGATTAAAAGTCCCATAATTAATAGTTCTGCGTGAATGAACCGTAATAGTTCGTTCCGTCGTAATAGAAATTGATCAAATCTACTTTAGACGCCGTCGCGGTAATGGTGGGGGCAGTCCCACCCGCCCACAAAACGGAACCTGGCCACGTAACCGTAAAAGAGCCGGCGCCTGTTGCAATTCGCAATACGTAAGCACCGCCTGCTTGCGGATTCGTAAATGTATAAACTACGTTCCCGGTGAGGGTGGAGAGTTGGGATGATTTGATGGACCAATCAATAGTTTGGGCAGTCGAGGAATTCCCAGCGTTATTTTCGCCAGGTTCCATATGATAATTGCCAAAAGTGACTTGGGTTGTGAATGCAGGGCTTGCTGTGGGAGCTTTACCGTTAAACGTATTCCAATCGGTAGAAGATAAATACCCATTATGGCTAGCGTCGGCCACATGCTGAGATAGCGAAGTACCAGAGCCAATCACCGCACCCGTACCACCGGTAACGGTAATCCCATCGGTTCCAGCGTCCGTTAGGTTCCCGAAGGCTAAAGGCAAGTCCGCCGCGACTAACGCGCGGAATGCAGGGGCCGCAGCGCCTCCGCTTGTGGGACCACAGAGAACGGTATTTGCGGTTTGATTCTTAAAGGAACCTGTCAGGGTGCCAGACGTGGTTACGGGAGAGCCCGAGACATTAAAGACGCTAGCGGGCAGTAATAATCCGACACTCGTAACGGTGCCACTCCCCCCGCCACCGCCTCCCTCTAATGGTAATTGAACAAATTGGGAACTCATGGACCTACCCCGTTAAACGTAGCGGATGTGATAATTGCGGTACTCGTTCCGCCCGAAGCATCCACATAGACCACCCGCACATAAGTAAACCCGCGATTTGCGTAGTCCCACATCACATCGCCCGCTGTCGTAACGGTAAACGAGCTATTTGCGACTGTGGTCCAGTTGATGGGGGTATAAACCACGGCGCCATTGGCACCTATCACCATATTTTGTTTAGGAACCGGATCACTCGAGGCCTCCAGATTAAAAGTTCCGGTTGGCGTTCCCGTGAAAACGATTTGAATGGAGAAATTAACTAGGTCATTTAGCTGCATCGCAAGGCTAGTTAAATCCGTAGCCATTACGGTGCTAGCGGGAATGATATTCGGTGTATTATAAGAGTTCATATTTTATCCATTCCAACCAGAAATCGGCACCGTGAATTGAAAAGAAAAATTCCACCCACTAGAGGCGATAGAGTTTCCTAGGTTTGCTACAAACTTATTACTGGCTGTAGTACTTGCAATAAGAACCGCTGACGTAGAAGTGCCACTGTCTTGATAGACTATATAATTGTCTGTGTTACGTGGGGTTCCAGACGATGTTACGGCGGAGGCGTTTCCTAACATGGTTGCGCCATTATCAAGAGAAGAGCCGAGTGTAAGGCCAGAGGGAACGCTAATCGTTGCCGTAACGCTGGTAGAGCTACCAACCACGAAAGATCCCCACACATTCATGGATCCGCCAACGCGCTGGTAAAATGCACTGACCCCACTAACAGTTCCAAACCCAACAACAGTGGGCGTATACGATGTACCTAAGGAAGGTATATACCGACTTAGTATCTGGTAAGTCACGCCATCGCTTTGCACTAAGAGTGATTCACCTAGAGAATTAAGCGTTGTGGAAAAAGTACCGTCCGTTACAGTAATCGCATTAAAACTAGAATCCACTTTCTTAAGTGAATACGTGGTGCCAGAGTTCCCGGTTGCGGCTGGTAGCGTAAATGTAAATGACCCACCAGAAGAATCTCCAGTAGCGCCCCAATCGGTTGTAAGAAGAGCATAATTTGAAGTCTTGGCGGTTTGGGCAAGAATCAACCCATTTACGATGGGGGTAGTGAGCGTCTTATTAGTGAGCGTATCGGTTGTGGTTCTCCCAACAATAACCCCAGTCGTTTGTTGCAGCGTCGCGGTAGTCGTTCCGGTAATCGTTAATGTTGTTCCAAAGCTTCCGCTAATCGTAAGAGTGGAGGAATTATTGTTGGCAACGCCCGTTCCCCCGTGGGCTGGCGTTAAAACGGTAATAGTGGGTTCTTTGCCGGCTAAATCAGACACCAAGTTTGTTACTTGGCTTTCCGCTATTTGAATTGAAGTAGATCCGGCAGCGGTAACTAAACCTTTCCCATTTACGGTGAAGGTACCGACAGCGGTCGCGCCACCGAATGATCCAACGTTAGAATTTACGGTCGCAAGCGTGAGTGCCGCTGAACCAGGACCCGAGGCCGTCCCATCTCCAGTAAGAGCGGTAATGTAATTTCCGCTCGCTTGCTTCCCATTAAAGGTAGACCAATCAGTAGAAGATAAATAACCATTATGGGTAGCGTCGGCTACATGCTGAGCAAGAGAAGTTCCCGAACCAATAACGGCCCCGGTTCCGCCGTTGACCACAATCCCATCGGTTCCCGCATCGGTTAGGTTACCAAAAGCGAGCGGTAAATCAGCCGCGACTAGTGAACGAAATGTGGGAGTAGCAGCGCTTCCGGTAGTGGGACCCGCCCACACAAGGTTTGCGCTTTGGGTTGTAAGAGAAAGGGCTAGCGTTCCAGCGGTAGTAACGGGAGAACCGGTGACCGAAAGAATGCTAGCGGGTGCGGTCAGGGCGACAGAAGTGACAGTGCCACCGCCACCACCCCCACCACCCGTACCAACTACGGGGTACTGTGCATAGAAGTCTGCCATTACGCTACCTTACCCGTGAAGATAGCTTGTAAGGTGCCGGTCCCCGAACCTTTGGTGTAAATGGTTCGGATAGCGTAGGCGCCTAGTTGATCAATATCGATAAACCCGTTCCCGGTGTTCCCAGAGACTGACACAGAGGTAACAGGGGAACCGCCCACGTTGAGAACCAACACGTTCCACGTACCGGCGTTCTTAACCGTGCCGTCTGCGTTAAGTGCATAGTCGTTAGACACTTCCACCGAAATAGTGCCGACTGGAGTACTCCCAGCCCAAGAGTAACCATAAGACATCATGGATACTTTTTGGATAATCGTAACATCGCTAGTCAGCGTCGCTTGGGACATATCGCCGTTTAGAATGACGGGGTAGGGGGAATTCTGAGGCCGGTAGCTCAAGGGGTCTCCCTGGTAATTGGCCGGTCTGGCCGCTTACTTAGGTCAAGAATGGCGGATTGATATTCTTAATGCAGTGTGTTATATTAAGGGTGTGGGAGGGTTTATGAGCGAGCTAACTCGGGTCTTTGTTTTGGCGGCGGTCTTCTTTGGTTTCTGTGGTTGGCGCTTTGTTGTGGCACATAAAGCCTTACCTAAGGAGCAGGTCGAACAAAATTGGTGGGCGCTTATGGTTGTTGTGACGCTCGCCTTTTCGGGATTGTTGCTTTTTGGTGGTTGGAAGTTAGTTTACTGGTTGTTTACACAACCTATGTCTCTTACGGCCCCGACTACGCTTGGTGGGTGGCTGCTCACCTTGTGGGCGGTAAAGAGCATTATTCGTGGCTCTATTAAACCTTCTGTTGGCGTGCAGACCGCGATTGATCCGCAGTCTGATAACTCGCCGAAGATTTCCCAAGCTCGCTAGTTCCCTTTTTCTTTGGAGTAGGCGCCATTTGTTGGGCCGCCGCTTTCTGTGCGAACACACTCTGCGCGGTTTGAATGGCTACTGGTGTAAGCGTCGAATCTAGTGGTGCCCCCAAAAACAAACTCATCGCCTGTCGTTTTGCGTAACTTGGTTTCTCACCACTAAGTTGCGCTTTTAAAATACGCTCCGTCATTTTTTGCGAGAGCATGCTATGCACTTCGGGATACATCCCAACAAAGTGTTTCATATCCTCTGGGGTTAAGTTTCCTTTATTGACCTTATCCAGAATCTTGAGCGGGTTCACGGCGATATCAATCGCTTTATTGTAAGTACGATGCTTATCGGCATCGGGCGGTTTAGCATCGAATGCAAGCTTGGTGGTGTTGGTTGCCGGCCGTAATCCATTAAGGTAACCCGAGATACGGCCCTTTGCTGTATTGAGTAACGTATTTTGTTCGG